CATAACTTGTGAAAATTCCTTAAGTTTTAAGGTAAAGGTTAAATAAATTTCCTCACTCACTTGCCTTTTTTATAAGACAGAAGAAATTCCCTTATAATAGTAATTCATTATAGACTTTTTACTATTCATTACTAATCATTACTAATTAAATAATGTGATTTGTCTATAAGTTGTGTCCCAATTCAAATCTTCAAGGGTATAAAGTTTCCAGAATTAAAATGTCAGTGTGATACTGGTGATTCATTAACGTTTATAAAGGTAAAACAGAATACATAGATGTATAAAAATGAATATAAAAAAAAAGAATATAAAGTTATGTATACAATGTTATTAAAATGATTAATAATATTGTTCCTACAACAATGCCTACAAATATGAATTCACAAATGATGATAGATAATTTTAAATCAATGATGCTTACCATGGCCATGGTTCGTGGGTCAACACAAACGGATTCCCAAAATTCATTTATTAATGCAATAATAATGATGTTGATAGTTTCTTTTATTGATTCAATTGTATTGCAAATAAAAAAAGTGTTTAGTAACGTGGGTTCAAAGTTTGAAAAATATATTGCCAAAAAATCAAATGATATTAGCATTTTAAGTAAAATTACATCGAATTATTTAAAAACGAAAAAATCATCTATAATTATTAAACTAGATACTACTGGATCAAAGAATCCAACACCAGAGGCTATAATAGACATGTTAACCCATTTGCCACATACAAAATGTATTATATTCAATAATGGAGTATATAGCATTAATTATAGTGAAGAAATAGAAATATCTAAAGGGTTATATGCTCAAATGGTAAATAATTCTAGTTCACAAATGGTTAAAGAAAATGTCAATGTAGATGTAGATGAAAAATCCGCGCAACAAAATAATCAGTTGGTGACAACTACTAGACCATCCCAACCGACCACCTCTTCAGTAGATGCATCAGTAGATGATAACAAATTTGCATTTGGATATATTGATATTTATTCGTATACGATGGATATGGAATTATTAAGAAATGAATTAAATACAATAGTTAAAAATTATCTAATCAAAATGACAAATAAATTAGGAAATAATATTTATTATTTTAGTGAATTGCCTGCAACAGTATATCGTGATGGAAATGGTAAAATAGACCATTCAAAGTCGCATGATAGTTTGCATTTTACAATGAAGCCGTTTATAACAAATAGGTCATTTAAAAATTTATTTGGAAAAGATATAAATGTAATAAGAAAGCGTGTAGAATTTTTTAGAGATAATAAAGATTGGTATGATGATAAAGGTGTTCCGTATACGTTAGGTATTTTGGTATCTGGAATGCCGGGTTCAGGAAAAACGTCTTTAATTAAATGTATAGCAAATGAATTGAAAAGGCATATAATTAATATTCATTTGTCTGACGCAATGACGAAAACACAAATAGAAAATTTATTTTATAGTGAGCAAATTCACGTTACCCAAAATGGAAAAACTGATACTTATACAATTCCAATTAATAAGCGTATTTATGTATTGGAGGATGTGGACTGTCAATGCGATGTAATTTTAGATCGTGCTTCTGAAACAGTTGAGCAAGTGTTAGCAAAAAAAAATAAAGAATTAAAGCAAGAAGTAGAACAATTGCGTTATGCTTTATCTGAGATTTCTAATGGTAAAAAGATGGTTCTAACAGGAGGAAATATGCCACAAATGCAGCAAGAACAGAAAAAAGAAGATAGTGTAAATCAAAAGATAACATTATCTTTTTTGTTAAATTTGTTTGATGGTGTATTAGAAACTCCTGGAAGAATAACATTTATGACTACAAACTTTATAGATAAATTAGATAAGGCTTTTACAAGACCTGGACGTATAGACGTGATAGGTAAGTTTGGATTTACGGATAATAGTCAATTAATAGAAATCATTGAGCATAGATATGATGTAAAATTGAATGAACATCAATTAGATATAATTAATAATATATTGCCGTGTATAACTCCGGCAGAGGTAAGTAGAATTTTGTTTGAAAATTTTGATAATTTGGATGGCGCATTAGATTGTTTGGTAAATTATGTATATCAATATAAGAAAGCGTTAGATGTAAATAAAGAGAAAGATGCTGAATTACAACTGAAGGTAAAGGAACTAGAAGACTTAGCAAGTGCTTCAAATTAACAAATAGTGAATAATCTTGATGAAGAATATAATGAAAAATTTGTGTAGTTAAATTATATTGAATAATGTAAATATATAATTTAACGATATTTGTGTCGATGAGTTTTTTTTCTGCGTCTGCCAACTCCATAACTTATTGCCATTAATGTTGCAGGAACGACAGCCTGTGCGATTACATTTCCTCCACGATTAGCGCATGTTCTACCTCTACCTCTACCTCTACGTCTTTTTCCGCCTGATTGTGGTATATCTCCTTTTAAATTAGTTCCAATCATTCCTTGAGAATCTTGTGCATTCAAATTTCCAATAGGAACAATATTGTTGCTTTGAATTGTTCCAAGATTTTGTCCAGGTTGAACTGTTAACGAATTGGCAGCCTGAACTGGTCCAGCCCCTACTGTTCCAAGTACCCATCCCCAAGCAGAAGGTGGATTTCCTGCTAAATTGCCTCCATATTGAGCTTGATAACGGCGCATTGATCTATTTTTAAAAGAGCGAGATCTTTTACGACTATGTTTGGTCATTATATAAATACATAAGAAAAAATACTATAAATATTGTTATTAATTAAAGTGTTATTAATTAAGAGCAATCCCACCCCTTTATAAATTACGTAATACATTTATTAGTATAATAAGTATTGCTAAAATTAATATAAATATTAAAAACACTAAAAAAATAATTACATAAATGTATGGATATATTTCATATAATATTAAATCAGTTACTGGTGAAAATAATACTTTAATTTCATTTCTTACATCTTCTGTTTTTAAAATGTCTAAACATTGTTTAATTAACGAATTTTTCATATACTCTTCTATAAAAATATTAATAAAAATTTAATTAAGAATATACGTTTTTTACGTTATGAAAATTTCTTTTGTTCAATAAAGAATGGAAGATATTATAGAACCTACGATGGATTATGATTTTTCAAAATTATATTTTGGTCCACCAACAACTTTAGCAGGAGGAGCTTATTTTGCTAGACTTATGCATAATACTAACAAATCATTATTTATTCAAACACCAAAAAGTTTAACAAAACAAGGTTTTATTAAAAGTGGAAAAAAAATTTACACAGATTTAATGTTCGATAACAACGATACTGTATTTATTAATTGGATTGAAAATTTAGAATCTAGATGTCAAGAACTTATTTACTCTAAACGGGAATCATGGTTTGAATCTAATCTTGAAAAAGACGACATTGAGAGCGCATTCACATCATCATTTAAAATATTTAAATCTGGTAAACATTATTTATTGCGAGTTAATGTCAAACCAAATATAAAAATATATGATGAAAAAGATCAAATCACGTCTATTGAAGATATTACTAACACTAAAACAATAGTATCTATTTTAGAAATACAAGGAATTAAGTTTACATCTAGAAATTTCCAAATTGAAATTGATCTTAGACAATCTATGCTTGTTAGCCCAGATCCTTTTTTAGAAACATGTTTTATTAAAAAACCTATTAAAACACAACCTACAATTAAATATGAACCTGAAAAAGAATCTGTTTTAAATAATTTAGATGAATTAATAAATTCTTCTGTGAAAGATTTAAAAAATTCTCAAACTAACATAAATAATCAAATAGATTTAGAAGTTTCATTTGAAAAAAATAATTTAGAAGAAAATAAAAATAAACATACTTTAGATCTAGAAGAAGCGAATATACAATTGGATATAGAAGATTTAGAACCAACAAAAGATAATCCAAATATGTTAATAGAAATAGATTTATCATCTACTTTAGACAATAGTTTAGAAACGTTACAGTTAAAAAAACATAATCAAGTATATTATGACATATATAAAAAAGCTAGAGAAAAGGCAAAAGAAGCTAAAAAAAATGCAATAGTTGCATATCTAGAAATGAAAAATATTAAGAAAACATATATGTTGGATGATATTGATGAAAGTGAAAGTGATTTTGATGAATTTGTAAGCAAAGATAATTCTTCTGAAATATCGGATACTGAAAGTTTAGAAAATACTTTAGATAAATGACATACTATTAATTTTAATAATTAATTAATAATTTGAAAAATATTTTATCCCTAATTTTATATAATGAGTGTTTCTTTAAAAAAACTCTGGAATGATTATGGTGTAGGTGGCGTTTTAATCGCAATAATCGTATTATATGGCATCTATATGTTATACAAATATTTAATGTCTAAAGGTTCTTATGGAAGCGAAATGATGACACAAGAACGCAATAAAGCTTATAATAATTCTCCTTCTGGACCTCAACCAGCTCAAGAATCTGGCAATGAGGTTTATTCATCTGTAGGAGCACCCTCCTCTTCTGGTATGGGATTGCCACCTTCTTGCAACTCTTCTAACCAAAACCCTACCGACCTTTTACCTAAAGACACTAACAGCCAATGGGCACAATTAAATCCAGCAGGACAAGGCGACCTCGGAAATATCAATTTATTAAAGGCTGGTTATCATATTGGTATTGACACTGTTGGACAAACATTAAGAAATGCTAACTTGCAAATTAGGTCTGAACCACCTAACCCGCAAATAAATGTGGGACCATGGAATTTGAGTACAATTGAAAGCGATTTCATGAGACCAAGTTTAGAGATAGGACAAGGCGGACAATAGAATATGTCGCAACAAAAAATTCCTGAAAAAAATATAACTCTCTCCAGTGTAAAATATATTATATTTTTTACATCCTTCGATGTTACATGATATTCTATATAATAACTGTTGATGTTTTGTTCCAATTTCATATAATGTATAAAATTTACAATTTAATTCGATACATTGTTTGTGATTAATTACATATTCATCCAATTTATGTTGCTTACAGAAACTAAAAATCGGCGTTTGAAATGTAAAAAGGTGTAAAACAGATTATAAAATAGATACAATAAAAGAAATAAAAAACCGTAATCCACATATTTTACACAATCAGTTATTTAATTTTATACAAGTATAATATATATGGCAAGTCGTAAAAAATATAGGAAAAAATTGAATACAAAGAAAAGAATGCAAAAAGGTGGTATTTTAGTTATGAATCCCGAATTAGATTTAATAAATAGACATATGTGTAATTTAAAGCCGGGTAAACAAAAAGAAACAATTGCGGATGAAATTTACACATATAACGGAACTATATTTCCGTTGAATACCACAACAATAGGTTATACACAATTGATGTTTAAAAAACAAAATAACAAATGGTTCAAATTTGTAGTATTTAATAATGATGGACAAAATTGTATTTACTTAATAACAGGTGGAAGAATTAACAAACATTCGGTATGTATGTTAGTTGGTTTGTTGGACGCTACTCTTGAAAAAAATGAATATGTAGAAATACGCGAAGCAGTAAATCAATTAGAGATGTTTAAATTGGCTCATAAACCTGAAATAGTATTTGCTACACCGGATTTAATGGCCGAACTAACAACATTAAAAAGTAATTTAGATAATTTAGTGAATAAAGATATAAAATGTATGCCAGTATTGAGTGCTGGCTCAGGAACTATTAATGACGATAATAGTATATGTATAAATAATAAATCGGGGCATTATAAGCCAACATTAGAGAGTATGGAATTAGCGAAAAGGGTATTTGAAGAATTAACTGGTGGCGTTCCGACAATTGTTACAGAAAAAGTAGATAAAGAGTTATTAATGGAAAAATATGGTGAGGACTATGAGGATTATACTGGAATTTGTTTGTAATAATAATAACATTTTTTAAATAGTTATATATATATATGATGAATATAGATAAACATAGTATTTTTATTTATGTTATAATATGTTTTGTTATTTTTGTTTGTTTAAAAGTATATAGTGAATCTGACGCATATAATTTAAAATGTATAATATCAGATGTTGATGGGGAACGTTATTGTGTAAGAGAACGCGCGTCAATGCAATTAGCATCCGATTTGTTAGCTAATGTAACCCAGAAGTTAAAAGATTTAGTTGCATATTGTGCTACAAAATTTCCAGATGATGAAAATGTTCAACGTATGGTTCAAAAATTTAATCCAACTAAAATATCGGAAACATTACCAACGAGTGAACATACTGCATATAGCGAAAATAAAGGTGAAAAAATAGCATTTTGTTTAAATAAGCAAAAAAATGGTACAAAATTAATAGATATCAATACATTAACATTTGTTGCAATACATGAATTAGCCCATGTAATGACAAAGTCTGAAGGTCATGAGCAAATTTTTTGGCAAAATTTTAAATTTTTATTAGAACAAGCCAAAAACGCAAATATATATGAGCCGGTTGATTACAAAAAAAATCCACAACCTTATTGTGGTATGGATATAACAGACAATCCTTATTATGATTTTAAATAATATTAAATATAATATTAAACATTATATTATATATAATTATATGAAATCCAATCAAGAACTAGCTTTATTATACTATAATGCATATTTCGATTGTATGAAAATTCATGATAGAAAAATAGAATATTGTAATTATTATTATGACAGATATTTAAAGTATTTACACAAAGTGTGTTCACCTTGTAATCAAAATAACAATGAAACCTAATTAAAGATTACAATAGATATATAATATGGAAAACAAACCTACTATGAAAGAAATTATTTTAGAAAATCCGCATCTTAGTAACATGGAACAAGCTCATCTTTATATGGATTACGGAAGGAAAAGTATTCCAGACCTTAGAGACTTTAATATGTATCGTAATCTAAGTGAAAAAGACCTGGCTGAAGAATATTACAATATGCATGTTGAATGTGAAAAAAGTTTTAAATGGATGAAATATACACAAAGCAAAAAATCTATTTATTATAGACAGAAGTTTAATGAATGTCAAGATTATTATAATGAATATTTTACACTAGTTTCTAAAACAAAAGACCCCATCAAAGAAAAATATAGATAGAAGATGCAATAATTCTATCTTCGTCTTGTTATTTTTTGTATGTGTCTATATCCAGCTTTTCTCCAATAAATGTTAACAATAATGGTAAATAACACTCATCATTATCTTCTTCCTTATAATGTATCGAACATTTATGTAAATCTAAAGACGATGTAAATTCTGTTATTTTATCATATTTTTTTATTCCAATATCTAATGATTTTATAAAATTATCAAAATCATTCATAGCGTTTTGTATCACTTGATATATTTTATATATAAATAACTTTTTATAAATTTCATAATTCGAGTCACTGCAATCAATCTTAGGTTTTGATCTCCAAGATATATAAAAACGTTGTACGCCTTCAGGTAAAGGTCCACCCTCATCATCAGCAGAGTCATAGTCTTCGTCATCTTCTGTTATAACTACCCTCTCCGCTTCACTAAGTTTAACCAAAATGCCTCTATTTATGTCAAACTGAAAAAAACAATTTAAATAATCAGAGTCAATCAAATAATTTATATCAAGATTATAGTCTGTTAATAAATTATTATATAATCTTAAACATAAATCATGTGATTTAATGCATATAGCTATTTTCTTATCCATTTTTACATATAATTCTTTAATAATTTCATGTTTAAAAAACTGGTCTAAAGTCCAAATAACATGTCCAAAATGTTCTTCAATATCAGTTCTATTTAAAAATAGCAAATATAATGTCAACATGTATTTTAAATAGTCTAGTAATTTAGAATCTACATCTAAATAATTCATAAAGTTAAAAAAATGACTTAATGTAATAAAATAATCTAACATATCTTTTACATTTGATTTTTTTAATTCAAATTTCATACTCATTAAAAAATCAATAATTAATAAAAAATTAAGATTCTTATTAAAATATTCTTCTAATTTCGGTTTTAAAAAATTAACATGTAAATTTGTTTTTTCAAAAATATTCAATATGTCATAAACTATCTTTTTGGTTAGTTTTGATTTCGGTTGTCTTTCATTATATTCATTTAATTTCGTTAAAAAATTTTCAATAACATATGTTTCATATTTTATTGGTTCTTCATCTTCTAATTCACTAACATAATTATCATATAAAAACTTTATTACTGATGATGACCTAATAATAGTTTCCATTTAATGAATATTTTACAATATATTTAAATTGTTTTATATAATATTTGATTTACAAAGATGATGCGTTTAGTATAATTGTATATAACATTGGATAAAATATGGCTGCCCAGCTTCGTTCAATATAATGCCCAACTTCTGGATTTGAATGAACTCCTACTGAATTTAATAATTGTACATATCTATTTACATCATGCTTTATAATATCTAATTTATGAACTGAAAATATGCCATGTAAACAAAACCAGGATGCTTTCGTTTTTCCAAACATATAATTATACCATTTTCCATATGGGCGTAATCTAGCTGAATAAGTCGCATTTTCAGGGTTTAATGATTTATTAGCAGAATCACTGGATATCCAATTATCTATTGTAAACGCATTGAATTCTTGTCTTATATTTTTTACTTTATGTCCATAAATTATAGCGGTTTTATATTTGATTATATTATATAATATTTGTTTTGCTTTTTGTTTTTTAAATTCAATATTTAAACAGCCTGGAAAAAATACATTTATATCATTTAAATTATTGTAATTTTTCACAATATGATATAAATAAGTATGGTCACATCTTCCTACATTTTGTAAATTAACTATTTCATCTACGTTACATTTTTCAAAATCATCATTTATACCTTTATTGTAAACAATATATCTAAACAAATTAAATGGTTCTTCTTTCATCCATTCTAGTTTTTCGTTATATCTAGCCACAATTATTTTAACAGGACGTTTCATAATTATATACATTATTATTTTATGATGATAACTTAATAATTTTTTCGTTTAATGGAACCAAAGAAATATCATTATATTCTTCTACATCCATTTCTAACTGAAACTTTTTTTCTAATATAGATATTTGTTTATTTACATGTTGAAAGCCTTCTACAACAGAACTTTTATTTTGCAATTGTTTTAATGCATATAAATTAAATGGTGGATAACCCAAACCAGACACATTATTAAATACTTTTTTTTTAATTTGGTCTAAATTTCGTTGATGAAAATGAACTAAACATAAATTACTTAACATATATGTATTTGAATAATAATGGTTTCCATGATCTATGACTCCTTTAAATAGTCTAGAATTAAAAAAAGTTTTAGCATGTCCTTTATAATCTGAATATTTACCACATTTAACTTCTATTTGCGCTCTTACATATCCTGATGGATTTAATGTTTTAGCATTTATGTAGTTCATTTTATAAAAAGGCATTAATGGTAACGATTGAATATATTGTATTATGCCATCCTTATCACATGAAATAGAATTGTCTATATTATTGTAATACACAATAAATTCATCAATATCAATTGGAAAAATTATTTGTCCATTTCCTATTGAACGTAATAAACTTGTCATATAAATGCCCTTTTTTTTATAATTTGGCAAACGAAAAATATGAATATTATATTTCTCTTTTAATTTTAATAATAATTCCCAAGTCCCATCTTTTGAAAAATTATCAATGATATACAAATTTCTATAACCAAATAAATAACCGTGATATAACACCCAATCATTAACAATATCAACTTCGCCTTTTACCATTGTAAATACTTTCATAGTATATTATAATCAAATATATAAATTATTTTTTATGTACTAAATATTTTATCATTTAGTTTATAAAATATTTTTATAAACTATTATTATGAGCTTTGAACAACAAATTCAACAATGGGTTACTATTGACAATCAAATGAAAATTCTTAATGACAAAATGAAGGAACTTCGTGATAAAAAAAATACATTATCTGAACAAATAAATACACATTTTGAAACTAACGAATCCAATAATACAATTAAACTAACCGATGGTCAACTAAAATATGTTAAGGTCAAAGATGTCCAACAACTAACATTTAAATATTTAGAGTCGTGTTTGACAGATATTATCAAAAACGAGGAACAAGTTAAGAAAATTATTGAATATGTTAAAAATAAACGAGATGTTAAATATGTTCCAGAATTAAAGCGAATATATAACAATTAATTAATATTTATAATGTATATGACAGACAATACTAACATAATTGAGGAAAATATATTTAATGGAGGGGAATTAGTATTTACAAAAAATTCTGATGGTTCCGTGATTGGTGGTGGATATAAAATTACATCTGAATGGTTAGAGGGTGGAATGTCTCCTATTTTAACACTTAATGGCTCTGAACAAAATGGAGGAAAAGTATCAAGCCCTTTTGAAAATTTAGCTGTTCCTGCTGGATTATTTTATGTAAATATGCGGGTCTCTAAAAAAAATATGGAAAACACACAATATAAACGTCACGATACTATTTCCGATGATATGATTGATAAATTATATTCTCTTGTTGAATTTGATAATAAAAGAAAAAGAAAAACAAGAAAAACTAACATAAAATCACATAAATCTAAAACTCGTAGAGCAAAATAAATTTAAGATATACATATATATTAATTACAATATATGTATATTGATGATGAAGAAGACTTATGCTTAATTTGTTTACTTCCAGGTTATACAAATAATGACATAAAACTACTAACAAATATATATAATATAAAAACTAATTGCCACTGTAATCCAAAATTACATATATCATGCATTCAAGAATGGATTGCAAAAACGGAAACATGTCCTATTTGTAGAACCAAAATAAATATAAAAGAAAAACATCTTTTTGTTAATTGTTTATATATTACATCATTGTTAGTAAGAGTTATATTATTTATTATTAATATTTTAAATATAGTGTATCATATTGTGTATATTTATTATATTCTAGACCAAGTATTATGATTAAATGGAGATACCAAAATTTCAGATAATTTATCTTTCCAATATTTTACACGTTTTTCCATTGCTATATCTTTCTCTGTTTTTGGATAAATAGGAGCTGTAGCCATTAATTCTTCTTCTTTTTCATTCATTCTTGGTTTATATCCATAACAATTTACTCCAAATTTTAGCTTTGGATTTGCCATATATCCTCCATTAATTCCAGGCCTTCCACAGTCATTCTCATGACCTTCTATTTTTTGCAGTTTATCATAAGTATTTTTTTGCGTAGGAAATAAAGCCATTTGTCCTTCTGACCAACCATAATTACACCATTCGCCTCCATTATTATACGCTTCTTCCACCTCGTTATATGTCGCCAATCTTGCTCCATATGCGCTACATAATGCCTTTGCATCCGGATATATATAATCATTTCCTGGAATATTAAACACTTGTGGTTTAATTAATATTTCTGGAACTGGGGCTTTTACCGCTTCTAATCTAGAATTGTCTACTATAATATCTATTTCAGGATTGCCAGTTAATAAGTTTTTTACTTTTGCTATAATATCTACACCAAAAAAGTATTGTAAACCATTGATTAATGCTAATATAATAAAAAATGATACAAATAAAATGGCTATATAGTTTGAACTTGAATTTGAAACATTATCGTTTGATAAACTAACACCATTGTCTCCTAAAGACATAAATATTATTATATATACCATTAAAATAACAACTAACATAATTATTAAAGTTGGATTTGATAATAAATTATTTATATAAGAATAGGTATCGTTTGCTATTGTTCCTAAACCTGTATTAGCTGTATTCGTATAATTGTCCATATATATATATAAATATATAAATATATAAATATATAAATCTTATAAACTTACACAAATTATTTTAATATTATAATATATAATGAATTTAGAAGATATATTTGAATTGTTAGATAATAGTAAAAATTCACAAGGGTTAATTAGTAAAACCAATTTTAATATGCTATTTAAAATAATAAAAGTGGATGGAGATGGAAATTGTTTATTTTATTCCGTTGAACAATTAGAACCAAAATATAATTATTCTGAACTTAGATATACTCTTTGTGATTACTATAAAGAATTTGATATATATGGTGATTATCCTGAAAACTCTGTTAAACAAAAACTACAAATTCAAATGATTTCTGATAACGAAGAAGACGATGGGACATTACATCAAAATACTATTTGCGAAAATGAGCAATGGGCTGGTATAATGGATATTATTGCATTAACAGATATTTTAAAAATAAACATTGTAGTATTGATAATGAATAAAAAAGGATATACAGTTCAACCATATATTTATAAACCAAACTCTAAAATAATATTTATAAAATATAATGGTGTAAACCATTTTGAGCCTCTTATACCAAAATTTGATATTGCAAGTCCAATTGTATCACATAGTTCAAAATCACATAGTAAAACAAAATCACATAGTTCAAAATCACATAGTAAAACAAAATCACATAGTAAAACAAAATCACATAGTAAAACAAAATCACATAGTTCAAAATCACATAGTAAAACAAAATCACATAGTAAAACAAAATCACATAGTAAAACAAAATCACATAGTAAAACAAAATCACATAGTAAAACAAAATCACATAGTAAAACAAAATCACATAGTAAACACGACATATCACTAGACAAACTCTCTATAGATAAAGGTGGAATGAAAAAAAATAAAACTAACAACAAACATTATACTAGATACAATAAAACAACAAAAAGACACTAAAATTTATAATTTGTTAGTTCGTTTTCTATAAAAGAAACAATAAGCTTTTTTACTTTTTATTTGTTCTATAATTTTTACTTCCGTAACAATAGTGTCATTATAATGATACCATTTCCCATTAGCATTCTTTACAAATGCAGTATAATGTCCACCCATTACTGAACCACTATGATTACATACTCCATATAAATCATACACAAAGGAATGTTTATTATAACCTATTACATATTTTGATAAATTTAAATTATCAATAGTGAAATCTACTAGAATTTGATTCTTTTTATTCATTATATTAAAACGCTTTATATCAATTACTAATATATCCGGTAAACTCCAAAACTTTATACTCTTTTTTGCTTCTATCTTTTCACCGGTTTCCTCTAATTTAATTTTATTATCTCCATTCATTATTTCACCTGTTGTATAAAGTTCAAAACAATCTTCTAATGTCGGATATTTATTGTCTTCGGGAATAGGTAAATTTAATATAAAATATGGCTCAGGAATCACACTTATTATTTTAGACTGGTCTAATGTTTCAATAATAGAAACATGTATTCCATAAAATAATTTCCAAATTTCAGAATAATCATTTTCATACATTTTCTTTATTGTTTCAAAACATTTAACTGCCACGATATCATCGTCATTTTTAACTACACCTTCTATAGTCATTTTAACATTTCTCGATAAAGCACTATGAAAACAATCAATTACAAAAATTAAAAATTCTGGCAAATCATTTTGATTAAACCCCGTAAACGTATCTAGACCTTTTAATTTAGCTATTGTATGCACTGTTTTAACAAATTTAAAAGGAGAAACAACACCTTGTTTCTGCCATAACTTTTCTCGTAAAGAATCCCATGCAATTAATAGTGCTGAACCATATTTACTATTTAGGTTTCTGTTATATGTTTTTGAATCTAAAAACAAATTTAATTCATATGTATGCGATAGCACTTGCATGGTAGAATTTAAAAAGCATGTATTTCCTAAATTTCTTAACCCAGACAGACCATTATCTTTATATTTTTCAAAATTCATGTCAATAATATATTATTTAATTTATAGTTTATATTTAAACATATTTTATATATTATATAATATAAATGTCATATTTGAGAAATTTAACTACAGAACAACAATTATTGTTAAATTTGTATGTTGAGCAATATCGTCAAACTAACAGACATATTGATATGTTAACTAACATGTTAGACGATATACAACGTAATATATATAATATAATTAATCCTAGATATAGACCTAGAAATACA